GGAAAACCAACACAACCTAAAACCAAACCCAACAACGCACAACACCTTACAAGGTCCTCTAGTGTTGAGAAAACTCCGACGCCCTTGCAATGTCGAAAGTGCGTGCCGCCCTAGAAAGGCTCAATGATTGTTCTCTCAAAGCAGTGTTACAAAACGAAGCGTACAAAGAAATCAGACCCACACTGCGCGAAGCTACACTCATCAATCCTTTCGCCATCGATGACGCTGCTGCCGATTCTCTGGAAAGCTTAGGTATCATCACTAATCCCTATGCCGTCAAACTACACACTCATGGAGCAGTTAAAGCCATTGAAAATCAAATGCTGTCTATCGTTGGCCACAACCTACCCAAAAGACCGGTAACTTATATGTTCCTTAAGAAGAGCAAGCTGCGCTACCTCCGACGGGACCCTAGAATCTCCGACGTCTTCCAAAACTACGAGATTGAGCCACGCGATGTGGCCCGGTACCCTCCCGAAACAGTGCTCAAGAGGTTCACCGTTGTAAACACAGATGTTGCTTACATCAGTGACACCCTTCACTTCTTAAGACCCACCTTTTTAACGGCTCTTTTTGAGAGGTCTCACAACTTGCAGACGCTCTACGCCACCATGGTATTACCCCCGGAAGCTCTGCATAAACTCCCCTCACTGGAACCAAATTTGTACCAAATCAACTACAGCTTTGATGGGTTCCAATATATACCAGGACGCCATGGTGGCGGGGCTTACCACCATGAATTTAAGGATCTACAATGGTTAAGAGTGGGAAAGATTAAAGGACCCACCACCACCATAACTTGCCAACTTCTAGAATCCATGGGTGCCAATCATCTCTTCGTATTCCGACGTGGGGACCTACTCACCCCCCGGGTACGAACGTTCAGATGCGATGAACATGTAACACTACCCCAGATTTTCCACCCCACTAATCGCAATGCGTCTAGGCCCATCAAACACACTCTAGCAGCTCAACTGTTGCTATACTGTGAGAGCATTGCCGATCTTAAGCTTAAAGACGTCTTCGCCAAAGTGAGGCAGTTGGTGAAGACTAATGATTTGCCCCAGCTTCAGCCTACTGAAATAGTGCACATAGCAAACTATTTCTATTTCGTAGGCCATCTCGGCGCAGTAAACACTTACGAAGACGTACTGTCAATGTCACTATTCCGAAAAGTACTGCAGCCTATCAAAACCCGCATAATCCAAATCTGGGAGAAGCTGTTCGGAGAACGGAAATTTGAACAGCTGATGAAAGCACTAAACTGGCAAACATTCACCTTGTCCGTACAAGTTACCTGCGGACGCAGCTACATGTACGGCTGGGACAACGCTAACATCAGACCAGACACTCTCCCTGACTTCGTTGAGGATGAGCACACTCCGGAAACTGAAACGACCGAGCGGCCACCGAATCCAGTTATCGCTCCAGCCGTGACTGGTTTTGCTTGCAGCCCAAACCCATCCAGTAGCTCGCCTCCACCATCCACCCATCCAAGCACGTCTAAAAGTGGTCACAAGTTGATGTACAGACCCAAAGTGAAGAATACTCCCACGCTCACTCAACATAAAAGTCAGGTATCCAATCAGGATGCTGCAACTCATTCCGGGAATAACACGCCTGAACAGGCTGGTCAGAACTCCTCAACTTCGACGTCCGCCAATGCTGGACCTGCTCAGACCCAGGCCACCCACAAAGCGGATAAAGGCAAAGCCACCCTGAAAGAAGACATCCCTTCCTCTTCAAGTAGTGGTCTAGAAGCCCACATTATAGAGGATTACATGGACACGTACAGCCGCAATGACGCGCCTCCCTTGACGGCGGAAGTGGATCCCTTCTTAAGAGTGAATGAGCCTGAGCCCGTAACCAATTCTGAAAAACCAGACCAGCAAACGGAGAGCTCTAAAGCCACCTGCACTCTTGAGACGGATGAACCACTGCTGAACTTCATGAGCCCACCAGATTGGCACATCGAAGCACTCAACCGGAACGCGCCACACCACGAAGACGATGCAGCCCACACCACCTCCACCCCTGAAAGAGCTCCCGAGCAGGAAATCACTGAAGACCTACAAGTGAGTCCCAACAATGACGGAAAACCAGAAGAGCCACTCCCATGGCAACCCTGGCTAAACATACTCAAATCTGTGGGCTTCAAAGGTAACGAGACACAGCTGGATAAACTGGACCAGATTATCATGCCTATTTCCGACGTTAGGCATTTACCACAACCAGATTTCGTGCCCGGTCTCCCACACAAGCTCTTCTCCCTGCTCAAGCATATCCAAAGATTGCCCGTACAATCCAAAATCAGCTCTAGGCGTGCTAAGTGTTACGCCAGCGACGTCAAGAACGGCAGAACTGGCCTTCTTACAAGACACCAGTCTGACGAGTGGAAAGAAACATTCAGTACACTCACAGAAATGGAAGCTCCATCCACATGGGTCAGCGTTATCCACGGAGCAGGTGGGTCTGGAAAATCTCAGGCGCTCCAAGAATACATGCGCAGTTTGAAGAGTGACCAGAAAGAGATAACGATTATATTGCCCACTAACGAGCTTCGTATAGATTGGGAAGGAAAAGTGCCCCACATGAACACCTACGCTTTCAAGACCTTCGAAAGAGCTCTGATTGAGCCAGTCGAAGACATATGCGTGTTTGACGACTATGGCAAACTCCCACCCGGCTACATAGAAGCTTTCTGCATGCTGCATGTCAATATTACTTGCTTGATATTAACAGGTGACTCCAGGCAATCCGTCTACCATGAGACTAATGCACAAGCGCTTATAGCTCACCTCCCACATGCTATCATGCAGTTTGAACCCCTATGCCGATACTACTTGAACGCCACTCATCGCAATCCACGCAATTTGGCTAATGCGCTAGGCATCTACTCTGAAGCACCCGGGCGCACAACCATAACCATGAGCTCCAGACCTATGACTGGCTGGCCCATATTATCCCCTAGCTGCGCCAAGAAAACATGCTTTGGAGAAATGGGCCACGTTGCTCACACTTACGCAGGGTGCCAAGGGCTGACTGCTCCCAAAATCCAAATGGTCCTAGACAACAATACTCCATTATGCACAACAGAAGTTATGTACACTGCACTTTCCCGTGCAGTACATAACATACATTTCATCAACACCGGGGCCAACTCAAAGGAGTATTGGACTAAGCTGGACGCAACTCCTTACCTTAAAACTTTCCTGGAGACTGTCAGAGAGAAAGTGGTAACTGAAGATGAACCTCCTGAGCCTAAAGTCCGCGAGGAGCCCGTTCGAACGCACGTGGCTCCAGACAATGAAAACTTGATTCTAGAGGAGTTAATCACCGAACTCCCTGAGAAACATGCGCGCGAGCTCTACGACAATCACCACGGGCACTCTAATGCTATCCAAACTGAAGACCCAGTGATCCAGCTTTTCCAACATCAACAAGCCAAAGATGAAACGTTACTCTGGGCCACCATCGAAGCTAGGATTAAAATCTCCTCACCAGAAGCAAACTTGGCTGAGTTTATCCTAAAGCGTGACATAGGTGACATCCTCTTCGAAAACTATGCCATTGCCATGAATGTGCCCAAGGAGCCTCTGCCTTTTGAGACAACACTGTGGCAGGCTTGTAGAGAAGAGGTCGAGAAGACTTATCTGGCTAAACCCGTGTCAGCACTCATCAACGGATCACTCAGGCAATCTCCTGACTTTCACCCCGACGCTATATCACTTTTCCTCAAATCACAATGGGTGAAGAAAGTTGAGAAGTTAGGCTGCTTACACGTCAAGCCTGGTCAAACTATTGCCTCATTCATGCAGGAGACTGTTATGGTCTACGGCACGATGTCCAGGTACATGAGGAGGATCCGCCAACAACACCAACCAGCTGAGATATTCATCAACTGCGAAAAGAACCCAGAGGACATGACTCAATTCATAAAGCAAGGATGGAACTTTAAAAGACAGGCCTACTCCAACGACTTCACAGCATTCGATCAATCTCAAGACGGAGCTATGCTCCAGTTTGAAGTAATCAAAGCCAAGCACTACGGAGTACCCGCGGACATCATCGAGGGGTATTTGCATATTAAAATGAATGCTAAAATTTTCCTAGGCACATTGGCGATAATGCGACTTTCTGGAGAAGGTCCAACTTTCGACGCCAACACAGAATGTTCCATAGCCTACCACCACACAAGGTTCCATGTCCCAAGCAACACTCGCAGATTCTTTGCTGGAGACGACAGTGCCCAAGATTGCCCCGCCGTGGAAAAATCATCATTCCAAGCTATATCCGGCAGAATGAGCTTAACATCCAAACCTGTCAGCTACGCACAAAAACCGGGTAAGTTCGCAGAGTTCTGCGGGTGGTCTATCACCCCTTTAGGAGTAATTAAAGACCCCTTAAAACTCTACGCCTCACTCGAGCTCGCGTGCCGCACTGACAACAAAGAAAACGTAGCGCAATCATATGCTCTAGATGCCAAACATGCTTACCAACTAGGTGATGCGCTACATGACATTCTCACCCCGGAGCAATTCGTGATGCACCAAAAGACAATCCGCATGCTTCACGAATTGAAGGTGGGCAATCTCCTAAAATAAGCACTAAGCGGGTTTGTAATTTCCTTAAGCCGATGGAAAACATAATCAACAAATTACAAACCCGCTTCACACGCACATCACTCCCAATATCCAAACCAATCATCATCCATTGCTGCGCCGGTGCCGGAAAGACGACATTCATCCGCGAACTATTGGAGCAATTTCCTGAAGTCCAAGCGTACACACACTCACAACATCTCGCAGCGGAGAAAACCATCAGCGGCAGAAATTTTCACCATTTCTCTGAGTACCAGCCGGGGTATCTCGACGTCATTGACGAGTACTTGGCCGGACCCATACCCGAAACCTGCCACTTTTGTTTTGCTGATCCGTACCAATACAATATTGATGCGTTGCCCGCCCATTTCATATGCAATAAGTCATACAGATTCGGAACACTGACAGCCGACTACTTGAACTCACTAGGATACCAAGTCCGTTCGGCCGGCGGTAGTGATTCCATCAGATTTATCGACTTAGCACATTGGGAACCAGAAGGAATCTGCATAACACAAGATAGTGACATCCTTAACCTTCTGACAAGACACGGCATTTCAGCATACCATCCCTGCGAAACACTAGGACTTCAATTTAATTGCGTTGATTACTTGGTGCCAAAGCTACCCACGCCCGCCACCGCTGACGCTAACACATATCTAGCGCTCACTAGGCACAGCTCAAGGCTGAACGTAGTTTCAGATGCCGCTGACAGCGCCACCTGATTACACACATATATTGCCAATTGCCATAGTGAGCATAGCGGTGGCTCTTTCCCTGTATACGATAACCAGAAACACTTTGCCTCACACAGGTGATAACATACACCACTTTCCCCATGGAGGCCGCTACAGGGACGGAACCAAGTCTATCACCTATTGCCCGCCACAACGCAATTTATCACCGTTTAACAGCACCGGTTACAGCATCATCCCCACAGCACTCGCCATCCTACTCCCAGCGGCAATTTATCTTAGCTCTAAGTGTTTCAATAGCCGCACTCATCCTCACTCTTGCAGTCATTGCCAGCCAAACTCCGCCACCATGCGTGGTACATCTTGATGGCAACTCCGCGCACATTGAAAACTGCAGTAACCAGCCAGAGCTCCCGGAGCTGGTTAACGCGGCTTCAAATCACGTTCGAGGTTTAATTAAACCAGAACTTGAAATCGAACCGCACTGCAGTTATGGCAAACACTAGTGCCAGCGCAGCTCTTCCCGCACAATCCAAAACTGACGACATGACCGCCCCGCCTGACAATAAAGACTTGGAGGCACTACAGTATATCCCCGAGTCCAACGCCGTAGCCACCGCCGACCAAATCCACGCCATAGCTGCTCTCTGGAAATCCATTGGTGTTCCAGCTGCAAAGTTGGGACCTTACGCTTGGGACTTAGCCCGCCATTGTGCGGATGTTCAGTCATCATCCCAAGCCAAAATCGTGGGCACCCCACCAGGAGAGAGCAAACTCACACGCCAGATGCTAGCTGCATCAATTAAAAGCATCTGCACGCTCCGCCAATTCTGCATGTACTTTGCTCCGGTAGTCTGGAATATGATGATACTCACTGACCAGCCTCCAGCGAACTGGTCCAAACTCAACTACCGTGAATCAGAAAGATTCGCTGCTTTCGACTTCTTTGACGGAGTTACTCACACAGCAGCTCTGCACCCTATCGGAGGGTTGATACGCCCGCCAAGCGAAGCAGAACGTGTCGCCAACGCGGCACAAAAGGGCTTACACATCTACAAAGCAGCTCAGCAGAAGAATCAGCTCACCTCCACCGCAGTGGAGTTCACCCGTGCTCAAGTCGGCAGTGCGCCCTCACTCACCCTACTTCCACCAAACTAACACCGCCGTAATTTAATAAATAAAGCAAGCTTGCCGGAGATAACGTGCTCCGCCCACTGGGTTTTCACGTGCTAACATAGAGCGACTTAATAGCTCCCTACGCATAAGATTTAACACATTTTACTTAT